TTATGATCATCGTCACCAATGTCAAGAAGTTGAAAATCCATTATATGTATATTATAATTTAAAACTTTATATCAAATTTATTCAAATTTATTCAAATTTTTTTATAATTAAAAGTATAATATGAGGTATGAATTTATTGATATCCTAAAGGGAGTTGCTGTTATATTAATGATAATTTTTCATATTTTTTATTTTCCAAATCAATATGGATTTAAAGAATTTAATTATGATACAAATACATTAAATATAGTAGCAAAGGTAGCACAAATAATATTTATAACAGGTGTTGGTATAAATATTTATTTATCATATAAAAATAGTAAAACAAAAGAGGAATTTTATGAGAAGCAATTAAAAAGAATTTTTAAATTATTAGCATTTGCAATTTTTATAACAATCTTTTCATATTTTATATTTGGTGATAAATTTGTAAAATTTGGAATCTTACATTTCATGGCAATTGCTAGTTTATTATTATTGTTATTTGTGGATAATCAAAAAGCGATTATAGGTATAATATTTGTAGCATTGATTCTTAAAGTTTTAATTGAACAAGATCCTAGTATGTTTTTATTTGTTCCTAAAAAATTAGCATTTATTACAGGTTTTTATTCAAGTTATTCAGCAGTAGATCATTTTTCAATTATCCCATGGATATCATACGTTTGTGCTGGATTATTGATAGCTAAATATGTTTCTGAAAAAAAAATAAATCCACCACAGATTTACAAAAAACTGAAAGAAACAAATATTGTAAAAGGTATTCAATGGTGTGGTAAAAAGTCATTAGAGATATATATTATTCATTGGATTGTATTATATGTATTTTTTGCTCATATTTACCCAAAATTTAAAACTAATAATAATATAAATGGATAAAAAACACGTGAAACATCTTTCAGTACCAGGAGATGGTAATTGTTTATTTAATGCAATTGTAAATTCATTGCATATAGATAAAGTAAAAAAGAAATATAATAATAAATTTTATTCATATTCATTACCAGAAGATGAATTTTATAAAAAAGCAATGAATCTTAGAAGAAGAACTATTAAGTGGTTGCGTGATAATCTAGATTTTGTAGTAGGAACTACTGGTAGAACAATCGCTCAAGAAATAAATGAAGATTTAGAATGGTCTGATTCACAAGATGATATGGATGGTTATTTAAGAACAATGAGTCAATCTGGTGAATATGGAGGACAAATAGAAATTACTGCTTTATCAAATCTTTTAAAGAAAAATATTAAAACATATATAGATAAGGGGAGAACATATAGTCCTATAGGATTAGGATACAAATTAAATGATAATGAAAAAGATAATATTTTGATATATCATAATTTAAAAAAATCTAAAAATAATGTTTCTCATCACTTTGAGACATTAATTTTAAAATCAAAAGTAGAAATAGTAAGTAAACAAAGATTTGATAATCTTTTCAAAAGAATAAGAACAGTTCCTAATAAAAGAACTAATAAAAGACGAACAAAAAAACAATTAAATAATAGACGAACTAGAAGAAGATAAATTACATTTTTTCATTATTATCATTATCATTCGTATTTAATACTTCAACAATATTTTCTCTTTCAGCATTTTTAAGATATTCACCTGCTTTTTTTTCTACTTGATTTGCTTTTTCTAACCCAGTTTCAATATCACGAAAAGGTAAAACTTCTTCTTTAGCAGCATTTACGGTTTTATTTACAGCATCGGTACTAGCTTTTCCAACTTCTTTAACTAAATCTTTTTGAGCATTAATTGTATTTTCTTGAAATTTCTTAAATTCTCCTGCAAAATCAAAACTTTTCTTTTTAGAATCTGCTTTGCCATTAAATTCATTTTCAATTTGTTTTCGTTTAATAGTTTCAATATTTTTACAGAAATTTTTATAAGATTCTAAATCATGTTTCATATAATCTTCATATTTACCAGATAACCCGAAAAATTGCCAACCTTCTGTTTTTAGTTGTTCAACAGTTAAAGAATAATTAAAATAATTTTTATCTAAAGAAAATAATTGTAAGAATCCATTACTAATAGTTACCATTAAAGAAATACTCCAGGCAGACCAATAAGTTATTTGTTCAAAATTCTTTGGTAATTTAGTAGGATCCATTTGTCCTATAGAAAGAATTGCAGGGAGAAGTATACTTCCAGTAGTAACTACAAAACGAAAAATATTATAATAATATTTTGTTTTATTTCTTTTTTTTTCGTAAAATTCAACTTCATCAAGGAATCTTAATTTTAATAGTTCTCTATTGGCTTGATCAGGGAGTTCAAGGGTATCAATAACTTTTTCAACTCTTCCTGTAAAATTTTTAGGGTATTCAGCGATTTTTGTTTGTTTTTTATTTAAAGGTTTAGTTTTAGTTTTTTCAGGTATTAATGGTTCTTGATTATCGGTCATTTATAAATACTAATAAAAAAAATATGTAATTTAATTATATATGAAAATACTTTTATTACTTTTAGTTTTATATCTATTAAATAAACCTAATGTTGAAGGAATGATGCCAGCAATAAATATGGTTGTTGGAGATACTATAGAAGATTATGATAGAAATACAAGAACAGCACCAATACAAGAAAGAATTGATAATATGGATTATTCAAATATTCGAAATCAAAGAAATAGAAGAGAGTCTAGTAATGAAACAAATACTAATAATAATACTAATTCTGAAACAAATACTAATACAGAAACAAATACTAATACTGATACTGATACTGATACTGATTCTGAAAAAGATACGAATTTAGTAATTATTAAATATATATTATTAACATTTTTCTTCCTGATGTTTGGTGTTTTTGTCGGTTATAAATTAAAAGATCCAAAATAATATATTTTTAATATATTATAAATGTTAAAATTTTTATTATTAGTTGTATTATTTATGATTTTCAAAAAAGATCTTTTTGAGGGTATGGAAAGTTCGGAAGAATCAGGATCTAGTTCAACGGGATCTAGTTCAACGGGATCTAGTTCAACGGGATCTAGTTCAACGGGATCTACTTCAACGGGATCTAGTTCAACGGGATCTAGTTCAACGGGATCTAGTTCAAGAAATGCGAGACTTACTTCTATGAGCGATACAATTGAAGAAGATGAAAAAATATTTACATATTTAATAGGGGGTGGTATAGGATTTGCTATAGGTATAGCATGTGGTATAATATATCATGTAGTACATACAGAGGATACTCCTTCAAGTTAAAGTAAACATTCATCAATATCATAAATAGTTTTTTGTTTTTTCTTCCTTGGTATCTTTTTCATTTCTTCACCATTCATAAAAATTTTAAAATTCATTTTTCTATAAAGAATTTGTCTTTTATCTGCTTGCTTTTTAAATAATGAGAAGTCATCAATTACATCTATAATTAATGGATGATGAGTTCTATCACATGCTTTTTCACGAAATATCCTTCCGACTGACTGCACCACATCTGATTTAGGTGAACCTAATATACAAGTATTTAATTTAGGAATATCCATACCTTCACTAGCCATAGAAAATGTTCCAAGAATAATATCTTTATCTTGTGAAACCCTTAATTCGTTTGGTTTCATTCCACCAACATATTGTCCTACATTATTAGGAGCAATATTTTTATGAATATATTTTTCCATTAAATTAAGATGTTCTCTTCTATCGGAAAGGATAAGAATTTTTCTATTTTCTTTAAAATATTTTTCTACTAAATCTAACATAAGTTTTGTTCTTGGATAATATTCACAAATATTATTAATCATCCTTGGCATACAAGCATCACCTTTAAAAGTTTTTTCTTCTTTACAATATGCTTGATCATCACAATCATAAGATATTAATTGAACCTCAACAAAATCTTCATTTTTATCTTTTGTCATATAAACAATTGGTCCTATATACCACTCGAAAACTTTTCTTAAACCATCTTTTCTATTAGGAGTAGCAGATAAACCCAACATATATTTAGAAGAAACTTTCTGCATTGATTTAGAAAATGTTTCTGCCCCGAGATGATGACATTCGTCAAAAATAGCTAAACCAAATGAATTAAAAGTATCTTCATCATATTCTTTCATAGAAAGACTTTGAACCATTGATAAAACAATATCTTTATCTTCAATATCAACAGTGTTTTGTTGGATTTTACCAATTCTTGCTTCAGGGAGAAATTGTTTAATACGATCTCTCCATTGTGTCATTAAGAAGTCTTTATGAACAACAACAATTGTTTTCTTTTTTAACATAGCAATTATATGTAGAGCAAGAACAGTTTTCCCTCCACCACACTTTAGAGAAATTATTCCTCCACCAATTTCTTTTGCTGATTTAAGATATAATTCTTCAACNGGNTATTGTTCGGGTCTAAGGTCACCAGCAAATTCTATAGTAATATCATCGCCTTCACTAGACTTATTTGTTTTAGCAGGACCATATTTATCAATTCCATAAAATTTAGGGATATAAATAGAAGTAGGTGATTCAAGAAATACTTTAAATCTTGATTCAGTACATGTATTATTATAATCATTATAAACAAAAGGTTTTACAGATAATTCATCTTTCAATGATTTTAAGGATCTAGGGGTTAATGATTTCTTTTTNATTTTATATCCATTCTTAGATAAGACCGATTGTATTTCCATTTTTTAAGATATATAATATTATTATCAAATTTTTAAATAACCTAATAATCATCATAATCATTAATTTTAGGTTTAGATTTCTTTTCTTTGTAAACAATTTTAACTTTTTCCACAATTTTAATTTTTTCAGGGATATTCATAAATTCAATTAATTCTTGTTTTTGATTATCATTTAATTCATGGTATTTTTTCATCATAACTTTTAAGAATTCAAAATAATTAATATCATTTAATTGTTTAAGAATAAATTCAGCTTTACCGATATAATATTCTTTTGGTTCATCATTATTCATAATAGAATCTTGGTAAAGGGTGTTTTCATTACTATCAAATAAATCAAGTATTTCTTCCATTTTAAATATTACTAATATTAATAACTTTATGTGCTTTTTTTGGTTATTTTTAGTAATTTTAATCTTATATTTATGTAAAAAAAATAAAGAATCATTTAGTAATTGTCCAATGAAACATTATATTAAACAAGAAGAAATTCTAAAGAATAGCGTTAGACCTATGTTAGGATATACACCAAATGATTATATTTATAAAACATTTATAATGGAATCTGATGAACCTTTACCAGTAAATGCTAATTTTTGGTTTCATGAATATTAATATATTTTATATTAATAATGATAGAAAATTTCATAGATATAAAAGTATTATTAATTGTAATTAGTCTTACAATATTATTTTATTATGTAAATGATTCAGATAATATTATTATTGAAGATGAATCAGTACATTCCGACATATTTCTTACCCATAGTGTTCCATAAAACAATATTAATTAAAAGACCTAAATATAAAGCATTTGTTAAACCGAGCTCTTGATATTTTTGACCGACATTTGCGACAACAATCATGACAACAAGATAGAAACCCATAGCCATATAAAACTTTTGATTTTGGATTGGTAAAAAGTCAAGCATTTTATTATAATATAGAAATTTTTTTTAAATATAATATTAAATATGAAAGATTATCTCAAAATGTTATTATCTCTTATAATGGGAGTAATTATCGGTAAATTTACATATAGTATATTTTCAGATAATATAATTATGATACGTTTATAAAGAAAAAAAATAATAAGTCATTTTTAAAAATGGGTGATTCAACTGATATTGATTCTCTTATCAAAGAAATGAATAGTTCTGATTTAAGCCAAGAAGAAAATTCTATGGTTAATTCAATTCTCAATGATTTAAATGATACTGGTAGACAAGAACAAGGTAAGCCCACTCCACAAGTAACATCGCAGCAACAGATGCCTCAAATAACTGAAGAAGAAAAAGCTATGTTGATTCAGCAACAGATGCAACAACAGAGGATAGCCCAGCAGAGAATGCAGCAACAGATGGCACAGCAGCAGATGGCACAGCAGCAGATGGCACAGCAGCAGATGGCACAGAAAGAAGAAAAAGCTGTCCCACAGACACCATTAGAAAAAGCTAAAGATTTATTGTTTCAAAATAAAGATGTAATTATAGTTTTGATCCTAAGTATCTTATTTAACTTAGAAGTTATTTCAGAAAATCTTAAAATAAAAAATGTATCATTACTTTATAATGAAGTAGAAGGAAAAGAAACTGTTTTATCAGTAGTTATGAAGGGGGTAATCATTGCCGTAGTATTTTTAGTTTTAAAATTATTCATTAAATAATTCTTTATTTTCATCTATTTTTTTAAAACATTTATTAATAGTGACTTCTGAGATTTTACAAACCTCAGATAAAGATTTTTTATTTATATTAATATTATTTTTCTTAATATGAAAATATATACAACCTGCTGCTATAGATTGTGGGGTATTCTGAGAAATAATATTATTTTGTAAACAAATATCACAGATTTCTTCTATTTTTTTTACATCAATATTTAATTTATCGCAAAATCTATCAATAAAATCTTTTGGATTAATAGATTTATTTACAATTCTTTTCTTATTTTTCTTATTAAGATTCATAATTTCTTGAAAACTTTTACAACCTTTTGTCATTATTGTGATATCAATATCAAATATTTCAGCTACTTCTTTTGATGCTCTTGGAACATTACATTCTTTACAAGCAAAATATACACAAGCAGCTATAATCCCAGCTCTATTGGAGCCTCTTGATATCTTTATTTCAGAAATACTATTATATAATGATTTAGCTTCACCAACAATTTTAGTATTAATATTATGTTTATCACATTTTTCTGCTATAATATTAAATACCTTGTATTTACTTCTTTCTTTATAAGGCATTCCATGAAAATTTTGATATCTTCTAATTTGATTCATTGATTTACTATTATTTTTAAAATTTACTGTAGAGCCTATGGATGATTCGGGTAATAAAATATTTGTAGGCATACCACATCTGGTTGGATCAGAAGATTTAGTATCATTTGATCCATAATATCTCCATTCAGCATTATCGCTAATATTAGAAACTATATTTTTACAAACTTTACATGATGTTATACCAGCATGCATTATGAAATTATTCATATTTTCGCAACATTTTTCTTCTGTTAATTCTTCTTTGTGCGTGATCTCATCAAGAGAATCAAAATAAGCTTCAAAATCCATTATACACTTAAAATTTTTAAGAAATCTTTAAATATTAATCAAATTTTTAAATATTAATAATATTAATATATATGAGAAAAGGTCCCGAAGAATCAGCTACTAAATTTAAAGTAGGCACAAAAATGATAGGTAACGATGGTAATTATTGGATTATCAAAAAAAATAAAAATGGAGTTCAAAGATGGGTTAAAAAAACTGAAAGAAAATCTAAAAGAAAATCTATAAAAATAGATGGAAATAAATTAAAAAAAGGTAAAAAATATTTAATTCATGATAATGGTGGAAGACCATTTTTAGTAAATGTAAATAGTTATGATATTTCTATATTTAAATTACCGAATGGTGTTTATGAAGATAAAAATACAACTAAAAGTGATTATACTGAATTAGTTAAAGAATATAAAAAAGTTAAAAAAGTATTTATCGGTAAAAGTCCTAAAATAGAGATGACTAAGATTAGTGCAGGATATGGTAAATATTTTGATGGAAACACTATCTTAATTGAAATTAAACCTAAACGATATTGTTTAGTAGCAGAAAGAATAGTTGAATTTTCTACAAAAGATAGTATTGAAAAATATGTATCACCCGTGGGTAATAATGATGTTCCCTATCCTTTAGCATATGGTTCAGAAAACGTATATGTATTTGGTTATGATAAACATAAATACATACCTAAAGAAAATGTTGCCGGATTAACAATTGATGAGACATTAGATAAATATATAGGTGAATGTTGCCCTTGGAAATCAGAATTAGACAAATATAAAAAGATACTAAAAGAAAAACTTATTCATAAAAGACCAGGTTGGTAATATCTCGCAGAAGATTATTTGAGATAATTTAATATTATATTAAATTAAATGCCTACAGAAATTTTATCAGGATTATGGATAGGAGATGTTAATGATATTTATAAAACCGAATTTTATAAAGATAATAATATAAATATAGCTATTAATTGTACAAAAGAACAAGGATTTCTAAATATTGATAGTCTTAAGAAAGTTAGATTACCATTATCGAATGTTTTAGATATAAATAATGATATTTACATGTTACAAGAAAAACGTGAAGAAATATTAAATTTTATCCATCAATCATTGGAAGAAAAGAATATATTTATTTATTGTTATAATGGTATAACCGTTTCACCATTAATTGTAGCATTATATATGATTTTTTATGGTAATATATCAAAGGATCATATAAGAGATATATTAAGATCAAAAAACAATCATATTTGTTTGGATTATGATTTAGGAATTTTTCAATAAAATTTCATCAATACAATCATTAATAGTTTTCTCAACAACTTTTTGAATAGTATAATTTTCTACAAGTTTTTTATTTTCATTAAGTATATTTTTAAAGATAGCTTCATCAAAGAAATAATTTTTATATTTTTTATTCATTAATAATAATAATTCTTCATCTACATTTTCGGTAATGAATGTTTTTTTCTTTCTATGAGGATTTGCAATTAAATATAAAAATTCGTCATTACTATTCATAATGTAAATATATTTAGGTATAATAAAAAATCTTTTTGTTTTAAACTATTTATATTTATATATAATTCTTTATTTATATCTTTATTAAAAATATTTTTGACATATATTTTATTATCTTTTAAAGTTTTTTTGTAGTTCATATATTTTTTAGAGAAAAAATTATCAATTTCTTCAAAGATTTTAATATCATGTTGATTTAATAATTTGAGAATAATATAATTTTTTCGTATTATAAAATCAAAATCATTTATAATTAATGGGATACCTAACATCTTAATAGATGTATAAGAATAAATTAATTTCATATTTAGTGTTATATTTAAATTTTTTGTATTAAATTTATCTTTATTTACGATGATATTCATAGTTTATATTATTTAAAAATACAATTATTTAAACCAAAAATAAGATTTTATGTATGATAGATACTTTATATAATTATAAAGAAGCTTTTAAAATTTATAAATTATTATTAAATAAAAATCATTCTAATATATTTATTTATGGCGAATCAAACATTAATAAAACATTATTTATAAAAACTATTTTAACAGATTTTTTTAGAATAAAGGGAAAAAATACTTTTGTAGACGGAGATATTAAATATGAATATAATGATTACTATTATTATTTTAACGTAAAAGGCATCAAATATGATGTTAAAAATAAATTTATAAATATCATAAAACCAATAGTAAATTCATTTAATTATTATACAGGATTAAGTAATTATATAATAATAGATAATTTTGATTATATAAATCCAATAATTGAGAATCAATTAAAAGTTATAATAGAGAAAAGTTCATCAACAACAAAATTTATTATAGTTACATCAAAATATACAAAACATCTTGAAGCTATAAAAAGTCGTTGTATTAATATCAGAATACCCTGTCCAAATATTTATGATAAAGAAATTATCATAAAAGAATTTATAAAAAAAGAAAAAATAACATGTAAAATTGAAGATTATTTATATCTAGAAGTCGATATAGATTTAATAAAAAAGAAAATTTTAACGAATTTTAAAGATCCTTATAATATCTTTTTAGAGAAAATAAACGTAATTATGAAAACAAAATTAACGAAAAATATAGAAACTATCAAAGAAATAGTATATAATTTTAAAAATTCAGTATTAAATATAAATATATTATCAAAAAGGATATTAAATTTTTATCTAAAAGAAAATATTCCTAATTCGAAAAAGATTAAAATTGTTAAAAAAATCTCAGATTTTAACTATTTAATGGTTAAATGCTATAAAGAAATAATATTTATAGAATATTTGTTAATAGATTTATATAATATATTAAATGAATAATTTATATGATATCCTTTATTTAGAACCAAATGCAAACAAAGAAATAATAAAAAAACAATACCACAAATTATCAAAACAATATCACCCTGATAAAAATAATTCTCAAGATTCCAACGAAAAATTCATTATGATTAAAGAAGCTTATGATATTTTGATAGATGATGAAAAACGAAAAATATATGATTATCAGCAACAATTCTATTATCTAAAAGATTTTGATTTAAGTGATTTTGAAATTATTTATTTAACAGAATTATATGAAAAAATAATCAGTACTAATGAAGCTAAATTTATAAAAGTTTTATATAAAACATTACCTGAACACATAAAATCTAGAATGAAACATTTTTCAGATAACTTATTTTCAAAAGAAACAAATGAAACAAAAGAAATTGTTGAATCTAAAGAAATAATAGTTCCTCCAAAATATATTAATATTGAGAAATTAGATGAAGATTTTACAATTACTTTGAATATTGATATTTCAGATATTTATAAAAATACACTAAAGCGATTAATTATTCATACTAAAGATTTTATTTGTTACTTATTTTTAAGAAATTTTAAAGATATTAAGATAACAAATGGGAAATATAATTTTCATTTAAAATTCAATATAAATTCAAAAGGTTATCAAAAATATAAGAATCATTTGATTATTCATAAAGATATAAATATTTATGAACTTTTATTTAAAAATGAATATGAAATAATTCTCCCTGATAATCAAAAATTTATTTTTCATAAAAAAAGAAATAAAAATACATATGCCTATAAAGATTTAGGTTTTATCAATGATGATAAAAGGGGTCATTGTATAATTATTTTTAATTTAGATTATTCTAAAGATTTTACTAAGGATAAAGATAGACTAAGGGAAATTTTCAATTAGTTTATATTATTATATTTTATATTATTATATTTTATATAATAAATGCCAAGAATTGTTATTGATATTGATGATGCCCAATTAAGGGAATATTGTAGAATAACAGGAAATAATCAAAAA